GACTCAGAACCAGGAACGTACGCAAGGAGAAGGGCTCCAGCGTAGTTGGCAGGGCATGAAGGGGTCATGTGTACCTTGATTGATTGCCATCGAGCGTATCTGAAATTGTCGAGTCCATACTTCGTGAAGTTCGTGGAGAGGAGCCATTGGGCGATATTCAAGCGGAACAGGATAGAACCGCGAGTTTTCGCAGAGGACCAGACTCCATTAGGAATCACAGATTGGGTACGATCAACAAGACCTACGGGTGTGTCGTCAGGGAACGGGTTATGGGCGAGGGAGTCGCGGGTGGGGACAACGGTAGTACCAACTGCGGGGGAGTCAGTGTGACCTTGGCCATACACGATCATATCACCAGGAACGGGAGTATCTGGGGAGACAATGTTAGTCTCAACGGAGGCGAGATTTTTCTTATCATCGGCGATGCAAAATACTGCTCATGTTTGGGCATCATTCACATGGCAGGGGGCAATTTATGTTCTTTGTCAATTGAGGAACTACAGTCGCGTGGAAACTTGACTTAAGACTCATGGGCACGCCTTACGAGGCGCAGGGACGGATGCTGGACAACAAATCCTCGTACGTAGGGGACGCAAAAGGAGGGAAGTTGCACTCAGCACAGACACGTTGAATATCTGTGTACATCTGTGAGTGTACGGTCTGGCCGTAGGGAACGGATTCGCGCAGCATAGCTTCAAACATTGAGAAGTACGTGGTGGTGTTCATACGCTTCTTGTCGGCATAGTTGGGGATGTCGTAGATGAGGTCTAGATCGAGGGCGAGCATTGGAATGCCGGATCCAGTCTCAACATGTCTTTTGAGGAAATTGGCATCAGCAACTGTCGAATGAGCAAGAGTCGTAGCGGTTTTGGCAGCATAAGTTGCTTCCAAACCGACTAGCTTGTAGGCTTCGATGAGGGCTTCATAGGTCCAGAAATCAAATTTCGGTCCGGAGAATGAGCAATCGTCACCATAAACAAGGTAGTAGAACTCTTTGAACCACTGCTTGGGATAGTAGGGCTTCCCAGCTTTCTTCGCAACATAGCAGTAGACGGCGCAGGAGGAGGCAGCATTGACGCCACCATTCCAGGGGGTTGTGGTAAATTTTCCAGATGGCGACCACACGCCAGGGACGGTGTAAATCACGTGTCCAACAATATGAACCGAATGGTAATCGATTTCAGCTAAGCGCGTTCGCGCACGGTTGTCCACATGATGAGGATCAGGGTTGTACCAGGAGCAAATTGAGGCACAATGGAGTTCTGAGGAACGGCTCCAAACTTGAGTGGTATCATATTTGGAGTAATCGAAAAACCAGTGGGCTAGTTCATCGTTGTACCAGACTTTCATCAGGCGGGTTCCTTCATTGGACCATGTGTCAATACCACAGGCATTTCCCTTTCCGTCACCAATTCGTCGAGTGTAGTCAGTCGCGGCTACCCAAACACCAAAGTACATGCGGTCAACAATAACTTTGTGAACGGGGCTTGCGTTAAAGACACGGGCACGATCGACTTTTTCTGGGAGAAGGAGTTCATCCTTGAGGGTATCAGTGTAGATAACATTGTGGGTATCTCTTCTGTATTCAATGTAATCGATAAGGTCATCGATCATTTGTTGAAGATAGGGACCGGGCATATATTTTCCATCACTGTCACGAACAAAGAGGCTCTCCTTTCCTGAGGTATAGCCAGGAAGCTTGGTGAATGGATATCCGGGGGACGTCTTCATGTCGAGGGGCTCGAGGACGCCGGGGACACCATTGATAGCTTCGAAAAGAGTCAACTTGCGTCGAGTCATTCCAGGTGGCGCTCTCAGATCTCTGTACAAGTATTTGTAGGCTTCACCGAGTAATGGATAAATCTCATCATCGATGTAACGCATTTGAACTTTCTTCATGAACACGTTGTACGGGGAAGGTTTTCCTGGTTGGGGGCGGAGGTGGGCAGGGAGTCGGTGAGGAACACGGAATTTGCCATACATTGGGGTCTTGCGGAGTGCAGTTTTGTTTGGGAGGGAGCTTGATAACTTAGCCTCACCAAGAACAACAGCAACTTCGGGGAGCTCGTAATGATGGTCAACAGTGGTGCTTTTCAGGAAGACAGGGTCTAGTCCACACTGGGCCTCTTTGGATTGGGCGAAACTCTGGGCTTCGCGGTGATTTTTGGGAATGGGAATGGAACTTCGCAATTCGGTCAGCAATTCTTGGGACACTAGGGTCACGTCGGAGGTTTGTTCATCTCCAGCGCAGTGTATACCCATGATATTGCGAGGACCAAGTGCGACGTTATAGCAGAACGCTAATTCACCACAGTCACCACGGTTTCCAGGGATGGGGAGGCTCAGTCCAATGGGAAGATAGATGTTGTCAAAAGGATCATGGAAGTTGAGTACTTTGATGGTTGGATGGTCATTCTTTAGGACGACGTAACATTCTTTATTGTCACGCGAGCGAAGTTTTCCAGTCAAACCACCAATGTTCTCAATGTCATTTTCGAGAATAAAGTGCTTGGTAATGTCGGGCATAGCGGGGAATGCTTTGTTAGGGATCATCAAGAGCATTGTATCAGTATCTCGGGAAAGAACAATTGTAGCTTCGGGCCTTCTGAATCCATGCTTTCCATGGACAGTGATGATATCGAGATAGTCACAGGTCTTGAGGGCGGGGTAGTAATGGTAATTTAGTAGAATCTGATTTCCACCAATAGCAACTCCTCTCCAGACTCTGATTCCATCAGTGATGTAGACATAGCTAGTGCAATATCGCATCATATCATCAGTTTGAGTGTTGGACTGTGCCTCTTTCGAAACGACTACGGGTCGGCCTTGGAGCTTGGCGAGTCGTGCGAGGCGGGCTTGGTGAACATTTCCAGCAGAGTAAGAGGTGGCTTGGGCTTCTTTCGAAGTCGGAGGTGCGGGGGCAAGTAACCACATTAGTGCTTTGAATGCAACAACCAATCCTGCAAGGGCAAGATAGAAGGACACAATGTTGAGGGCGGCATCGACTGTTTTAGAGGCAATGCGGTAGAGGATGGCACACTTGGCGACACCAGTAATGGCGGATTTTACACCGTCACGTATGGCGACGTATAGGCGAGCATACCAAGGAGGGGGTTTTTCAGGGTCAGCGGGATGAGTGGGTTCGGGGTCAAGGAGGTCGACGAATTTAATTTGACTTCCTCCCATGTGATGTACAAGTTCGTAGAATTCTTTTTCTTCGAGGTTCATGTCATCTTTTGTCATGGGGAGGTAATCGCTATGGAATGTTTCCACAGCATCGTCTTTGGCCATTTGAACGAATCTGTCAAAATTCACCAATACGGGATTAGCGATGGGGCGAAGTTTTGTAAAGACTCTGAAAACGTCGTTGGGGATATGAAGATTGTCTTGCGCTTGGCGGCGCAATTCTTCGATGTTGTAACCGAGGTCAGCAAAATGGTCTTCAGCGGGTCGGGTGTTGGCGGTATGGTCGCGCTCGTGTTGATTACGGCGGCGAACCATTTGGACAGCCAACTCCGATACGGAGATACCGTTTTCCCAGTGGTTATCATCTGAAACGCGGATCGCATTCCAATTGATTGAGCCATTGGGAAGGGCGGGAAGACGGTGAACATCGTGTGGAACTGCAGGGTCGCAGACCACATACTTCTTGAAGTGCATACGACGATCGAGCGCTTCTTTGTCACGAATGAGATTGTTGAAATCGTCGTGACCACGATTTGTGGTACCGAAAACGTAGTGAGACTGGTCGTAGACTAATCCTTTATAGTCAACGCGGGACATGTTGTAGAACAGAGGTGCGCTATTGATAAGGACGAGCCAGGCGAGTGCGTCTTTTGTGTTGTCTTCGGCTTTGGAACAGGCGGCGAATTCTTCAACTTGAATGAATGATTGGTTTGTGTAGCCATCGTCATAGTCAGAGCCAGCAGCTTTGCGGTGCAATTGGGGAGCTGGAACTGGCTTGATGGCGTGGATCAAATGGAGCAAATGGTCAACAAGTTGAGTCTTACCTTTACCGGCAGGACCGACAAGCATCAGCGAAACGGGAGTAACGCGAGCGACGGCAACACTGGAGGTGGCAAGAATATCGGCGCGGGTCTTTTGAAGGGCGGCGTAGGCGGCACGGAAACGAATAACAGGGGCAGCGTCTTGGTCAATGGTGGCAACTTCTAGGGCAAGTCGTTGGCAACGTTGAAGGAAGACAAGGGTCGAGTCAGCTTCGTCTTTCGTGCGGTTGGGGTTGGAAATGATAGATTGGAATGGAATGAGTTCGGCGTAAAAATCGTCGATCTTCTGATATACCTTGTAGGTGTGGGAGTCGAATAGTGGATATCCGCAAACCCAGATGGACAGGGCATTGAGGACACTTTTCAGAAGTCGTTGAATCATACC